TCATAGGTAGTACTTTGATCCATAGAATATCCCATCACGAAATGCTTCTCCCACCGAGTACCGAGGTGAGAAAGATCCAAAATCTTGGATGATGGATTGGGCGGAACAGACTGCTGGCGACGTCGCCATACAGCCCACCAGGCGTACCAATTACGCGAAGGTATTTTTGTCTTGTTCGTATAGAATTTACCGGGGAACAATTCGGCATCATTGATCTTCTTGATCCGAGTATCTTCTCTGGCTGACCGGCTACCGGGGTTTATTTTCTCTCCCCGTTTAGCTTCGCGGCCTTCTTTTGTTGATAGCTCTTCAATCCGCCATTCCAGACGCTCTTGTTGATCCCTAAAAGAAGAACCCATATCACTTTTAAACTTCTTGAAGTGGGTTACTGCGCGGGTGATCGCTTTTGATTTATCTTTAGGTGGGTCGATTTTCTCCGGATGGAGGGCATCGTACATGTCTGCATAGGAAGGAAACCGTATAGGATCATCCCATACAGTTCGAAAAATGGTATATTCGATACCGTGACCGTACCGATCGGGATCGGTTTCGCCTTCGACTACGTGAATTATGTCGCCAAAAAGCTCTGCATGTTGGGATTCTGAAAGCATGTTAGAGCTCTTGGCAATATCTCCAACCGCTTTCAGAGCGTATTTCTGGAAGTGTTCAATAACGAGTTTCATCCGATGTCCTCAATAAGTTACATCCCTATTTAGGGTCACATCAACCTCTGAGGTATAAGGATCGGATCTTTATTGTTTACATCCTTACCGAGCTCTTCCATATAGTAGCGCATAATAACCATCGGCATCTTACGCGCATCCTCTATCCCGATCTTGAGAAACTTACTGAGCGTGTAGTAGTTCCTCAAAATCTGTTTGTAACTCAGGGGCGATAACGTCCTGGGGGTGAAAGGGTATATAGGTATTAGTGACCCCCTCACACTTTGAACAAACATGATCGTATTGGGTATCCATACCAAATCTGTAGTGACTATGAAATGCCTTGATGGTCTGCATCTCTTTCGCACTAGCGTTTTCCTTCATCCACCGGACTCGTTCCGAGATATCCATGGGTTGCTTGAAGTTGATAGCAAAACACATCATCACGAAATCCTTTGTATCACCGGAATCCGGATGGTCAATAAAGAACTTCTCGCAGTTGTTTTCATCACGAATGCAACTGTAACGAAGGAAGATCTCCTTATTCTTCTTCTTGATAACCAACTTGAAGTCTTTCTTGTAGCTTTCTTTGATATCATCCACCTGGATTTGGGTCATATCAACCGTGACCTCTTCCTTGGCGCTGCATTTGGAGCAAGTAACATCAAATGTTTTTTTGCTACCATAGGTGTTGGCCCAGATATAGCTGATGATGTAATCCCGATCATGCAATGAAATCTCGTCAAAGTGTTCTGGCGCGTTGCAGATCGACTTCAGTACCTTGTTAACAGTACGATGGAAATTCTTCGCTGTAGACGTTTTGAGGATCTCTTCATCACCCGCCATGATCTCCCGGTAGGTAACTTCGCCTGGGTACCCAAGCATTCCCTTACTGGGGAGGTCGATGATGTTACCCATGGAGTTGTCGCTCGGATCATGGTCATCTTCATAGCTTTGATCGGTATAGCCGTAGAAATCATCATCCGTCGCTTCATCTACCGGGGTGTCTATAACTTCTTCGGCAGGGCTAACCTCCATTGGTGATTTTTTACGTTTAGGACGTTCGGTTTTGAGTTGCTGCATAATTCCCCCTTTGGATTTGCATTACTTTCTATTTAGATGATTTTTCGCAGTAGGTTTATACCAATACCGGACAGTGCATCGTCTACCAGATTATCCAGTACCCTAGGCGCATTTAGTTCCACGTCCATCAACTTCTTCTGAAGTCGAGAGTATCCATCCGTACTTCCAAAGTATCGGTCAAAGTCCGCTTCCTGTATATGGGTATGTGACATCGAGTCGCCAGTAAAGCTGATCTGGTATTTGAGCAAAGAGTTTTCTTCGTAGCTGTTGGAAACTTCAGCTACCTCATTCGGAAAGTAGCCGACATACTTAAACACCTGAAAGTCTTTTTTCATCAAATTCAGACGATACATATAAATCTCTTTTTTGAAGAAAGCCGGGGGGTTATAGGTACCATTGGAGTTCATCATCATATTTTTCCATGCATCAATGTACCGAAAGGTAGAACCGCTCTGGTCTTCCATCATGGTCATAGAAATCGATGCGATGTCATTGTGAGTTGGACTGTACCAATATGACGCGCCCGATATGTTCTTCCGAGTTTCTATTGTAAAGTAAGGAGTCGAAACTTCCGTCACCCGAGTGTTTAGCTCTTTCATGTTCACGTATAGGTTATTCGGTCTGGCATTGTTGTTCGCCCATATCATAGATGGGGATCCAGAGATACGACCACTCGACTCTCTGATATCAGGCAACACCACCCGCCAAAGATAAGCACGGGCAGGCTCCATTGCTTTTTTCAGTTGATATGATTCTTCGTAGTTAAAGCTCATTCGTCGAACCTATAGGATTCTGCGGTGTCATTCATGAATTTGTGATCGAAAACCAACGTCACATCGAACGTAAAATTGCTGCTATTGGAATAGTCTAATGGAGCTGCTGCCAGCTCTGTAGGATAACACCCGATCAATGAAAAAGTTCCGGTAGCACGGTTATCGAATTTATTCTTAGTGATTAGAACGAGATCTCGCTTTGCTGCCCTACCGGCATTCCTACCGGCGACGGGATCATTGATCTGGTTGATCCATTCCTGCATGTATCGATAAGAGAATAAAGTATCATCGTCCCACAAAGTAGTGGTAAACACATTCATGGATGTCTCATACCCAGTATTCACGTACTGTTGACCCATGAATCGTCCGCGAATAGGCTCATTGGTACTAGCGGGGACGAATCCCGATATCATATACAACTTGACCTCATCCCCACCACGCGGCTTGGGATCAAGGATATAGGCTTCCCACATATAGGAGCGTTGCGGTTCTTTTAACAGAATCCTACCGCGCTCGTTAGTGAACGTTTGGCCAATGTCAAAAATGAGTTCTGGAGAAATCAATATCAATCCTCTGGGTTACCACTTTATTTAGTCGCAAAAAAAAGCGCCCGTAGGCGCTTTTAAGTTTTCTGAAGGTGTCAAGCTACACTGTGGTTTTGGAATGAAAAAGTAACTTCGACGGTCATGATTTCTGAATTGTCATAGCTCAGAGACACATCCCCCAAGCTCGTCGGATAAGCACCGAGAATAGTGTGGAGTGCCGATACCGTAGTCGAATCTTTCTCTAAGTGTGAAATGTTAATGCCAGCGATATACGCAACGCGGTTCACACCACCGCCCGAAAATTCATTGTGAATCAGGTTTAACCAATTCTTGAAGAACTTATAAACAGTCAGGTTTTGGTCTTCAATAAAGCCAATGGTCATTGTACGCGGGCTTGATGTGCGGCCAGCGTGTGTCGTCTTTTCTGATTTAAAGTTCATTTCAATAATATCCAGAGAGGTTTCTGGAATGGTTACTGTTTGTGCATGAATGGTCAGAGCAGACTCACCACCAGTAGAAGGACCAAGGATATCAACCTCCCACTCAAAGTTCATCTGTGGGGTAATCCCTCTTACATCTTCGATAGTTGCCATGTTTAACTCCTAATAGTTTTAGCGCAGCAAAGCGAGTTCATTGTTATTTAGCCATCGGCGAACAAAGACCACTTAGTTGCGGCCTTTGTTCGATTGTCCAGCGATCAGAAGTCCTGACCAGTCGGAATAGCAATAGTATCCAAACGAATAAACTCTGTATACGCCGTTGGTTTGATCCATACTTCAACCAGTAGTTGGTTTGAATCAATAACTTGCGGAGTATTGATCTCTTCAACCACAACACGGAAGTCCGTTACCCCTTGGTTGTTACGAATATCTTCCATGAAGTTAAAGCACAATGATTGTACTGAACTCCTGGTAAATGCCGTATTGGCCTGGAACACAAACGGACGCAACGCGACTTTCAAGCTGGAACGAACATAACTGAACAGTAGGCGAGTGTTGATGCGGTTAAACGCAGAAATCGCAGTCACTGCTGTTTTCTGACCCCAGATCACGATACCCGTTCCTGGAAATTGCTGGATTGGGTTAATCTGAGCCGTATAAAACAAGTCCCGTTCAGCTTCACTCCAGATCTTGGAGACACCGCGAACACCAGCACCGGAAATAACACCACGTTGCAACCCAGCAGGAGCATCCCACGGATTGAAGTTATTCTGTGTCAGTGCAAAAACTGCTGCAACATGACCGCTTGGAGGTACGGATACACCGCGAC